CACCGATAGCAATAGTGCCACGGCCAAAATTGATGATAGGTGCAGACATTGGGGGGTTCTCTTTCTAGGGTTCGGGGTTTAACAGAGTTCGTGATCTGATGGGAATGAACAACCGATAGTCATAGTTAGGGCCGGTTGGGCGGCGTCGGCTTGACCGTAAACAGGTATTTCGAGTTCTAACGCTATTTTTTCGTGCATGAGCAGACCGACTACAGTTGCGGTTTTGTCAGTGAGCTGGTCGAAATTGAATGTGTTACCGGACCCGATTGCGTAACGAACGACAATGTTTGTTTCGTTCCACAATGCCCGGTAGCCGTCCATTACCGACATGCCTGTAGGTTCGATAGAGATGCACGGCAAACCCTTATCGGGCGCACCGGGCCGCACTACCGGGATACCGGCTTCTTCGAGCACAAGCGCTAACTCTTCGTAGTTCATGCGATACCAAAGTTCACGCGCAAATGGTTCCAGTATTCTTCAAGATGGGTGTAAAGAACTTTAGGCACGCGCTGTCCGCTGTAGGTCGGGTCAAACTCGGAAACGGCCCCAGGCAGAGGGGAGTCCTGATACATGCGCATCGCTAAAAGCGGTACGCCGTATCCGGTAAGCCTGAGGTCGTCATCCGATAGGTCAGCATCGGCTGCGCCGGTATCTGACTTTATGTAATCGACGGCAGCAGTCACGCTAATGAGCGCGGCCGTGTCGTCGATACCTAACCGTGAAGCTACGTCGGCAGCGATTGTTTCGAGATTTAAAGCCATCGCATCCTTTATCAGTCGCCCGCGCCGGTGCCGATCTTGATAATGCCGGCCGGAACGTATGCAGCGAAGAGGCCCATACCGAACACGCCGGCGTCCATGCCTGCCTTCGATACATCGGGGGCTTCCATGTTAATCGGGCCGTCCTCGTGCCAGTCGCCGGTGCTGTCGTTTGAAACGATCATTGAACCGTCAGCGAGGAAACGGTCATGGATGACGCGAAGGCCGGAAACGTTGACTTGCAACGATGACGCCGTGGCAGTACCTGACACGTTGCTAGTGCCGTAAGGTACGGGCAACAGGCCGTCAAGAGCGCCGACAGCGCCCCAAACGTCGGAAGATACGAGCACGAACGTCGCCGGCATGTTTGTGGCGTTCTCAATTTCGGTAGACGCGGTGAACAGTGCGGCCCGCAACGCTGCGGCGTCGCCGGTAGCGGGGTCGAACGTTGCCTGAGAAACGGTAGCTGCGGCGTTAACAGCGGCAGCACACGCGGTATCGGTTGTGATTGCGTAACCGCGATACATGGCTTGATAAAAGCTGTTCAGGTATGCCGGTGAGCTGCGGCGCAACAGTTGCAAGCTGATATCTGCTGCACCGGAATACGTTACAAGCGACTCGGTGACGCTCGTAACGTTCCAGACTGCTGATGTAACATCGGTTTTCTCTGTTGCCTGTTTACCTACAAGCGTGGACTCGTCGTTAGCGTTCACGGCCCATGTGACCGTAGTGCCGGCGCCTACCGGAACAGCGACGGTACCGAACGCGCTGATGGTGGGGCGGCCAAAGTTGACGGTTTGCTTGATACCTTCAACCCAGCTAGGGCGGTCAACGCCTGGGCTATTCGCGATAATGTCGTCAGCTAGCGCCCGGTACAGGTCAGTTGACGCTTCGCCGTTCAAAATGGCGTGATTAAGTTCGCCCAGGTCGCGGTACTTGTCTAGCTCGTTGACAGCCGGGGCCGTGTTGAAGTGGTCAAAGTTCGCAACAATGTCGCGTTTGAGGTCATCACCGAACGCTGCGAGGTCTGCGGCGTTAACGGCGTCGGGGGTGCTGATTTCTTCGGTCATTGGGGGGTTCTCTTTCTGGGTTTCGGGTAGTTCTCTAACATTAAGGATCGGTGCGGAATGAGCGGGCGCCCAGGCCATCGCGATGCCGTTGATTTTGGCGGCTACACGATGCAAAACGCCGTTTTCTTTGTAGTCAGCGGCGCTAGGTTGAAACTCGACACTTACGGCGTCGATAGCGCCGGACTGGATGAGCGCCAGAGTGTCGTTACCGGCAGCAGTTTCGGCTAGATGCAGGTCAATGGTCGGCTGTGGTTCGGCAGAGTAGGAGTCGGCTACTGCGTGGCCGATCAGGTCGCCGCCGTGCGAGGATTTAACGCGTACTTTCGCGGCCGGTTCCATTGACTCGAACGCTTCGCGGTACGTCGTTTTGCCGTCGTCTGACACTGTGCGGGGCTGGCCCCATTCTGCAAGTTGTACGGTCACGGTGCGGCCGTCGCCTGCCACGATGTCGGCAGACTCGCGATGCAATTCAGACATTAGTTACCTCTGTAGTGGTCTGGGTAGTGATTGGGGAAAGTCCACGCTGGGCGCGGATTTCGTCAACGGTCATGATGCCGGCAGCGATCAGGTCGGCGTCAACTTGTACCTGGGCGTCGGTGTCTAGGCGTGTCAGGTCGCTGGTGTCAAACATTGCGACTTGGCCGCGTGGCAGATACTGCGACATCGCGGCCTCAATTCTGCTCAGGTAGCTAGTGCGGACCTGATTCACGAACCGTTGCGCTTCATCGCGCGAGGTGGAATAGGTCAGGCTAGAAAGCGCCTGTGTGTTCAGCCATGTCGGGGGGATACCCAGGACACGCGCTACAACGCTGTCAAGGTACTGGATAGCGTCAAGCACTAAAGCATCTGATGCCGATGTAGGGGCGAACGTTTTTAGTTCAAGGTCGCCGGAAATGACAGCAGGCCGGGAGTGTTCACGCGCCGACTGCCACGCCGCAAGCATTTCGGCGCTTTTCTCAGTACCTAGCCGTGTCTTTGATACAAGCGCGTACGGTGGCGTTGAGGCAGAACAGTAATAGAACGCGCTGTAGGCCATTGCCGTATTTAATTGCACTAGCGCGGCGTCAATCGTGACAAGCGGCGACGTTCCAACTACCGATGACGTTTCGAGAACGAACGGAACGTATTGGATTTCTTGCGAGGTCAGGGGCCGTTGGCCGTCTAACAGCACGGACGCGAACCGGGTGCGGGTGGCGTTCAAAGTGTAAGTGATGCGGCCGTGGTCGATCACTTCGATCGCTAAAGGGTAGCCGTTGCTGCCGGTAGCGGTAGTTAACAGCCAGGCGCCACCGTGACGCGTGAAGCTGTTCACGATCATTTCAAACGTGTCACAGGAAGGCTGGCGCGGGTTCGGGCGGCGTAGAAACTCTGACGTTGGAAGCTCTTCGCCGGTGTCGCGGTTGTACGCCTTCATGGGGAAAGACGAAACCAAATCTGCCAGCAGCTGTCGCCCGGCCACAACGGTAGGAATGGCAAACGGGTCGGCTAGCTGAGCCTGTTCGGTGTAGCCACCGGCGACAACATTGCCACCGTTGCTACTAAACAAACGCTCTAACAGTCCCACGATGCGGAACGGTACCACGATGCGGGACGCAATGCGACTATTTAAGTTAGTTCACGGTCGGCCCGTTGCTCATGTATGCGTCAGGGTGAACAGATACAGCTAATGAAGCGGCAATCAGCGGCGACGTGTCGGCTTTAGACGCGCGCCTTGCATAAGACCAACCGCCATCGCCGTAGGTGCGGCGCCGGGCGCCTTCAACTGCTGCGGACATTGACACGTCAGGCCGGAACCGTAAACTGCCGGTGCTGATACCGGCAGCTAGAGCAGCAGCAGCGGCAGCTACCTCGCGGGAACCTAACGGCTTCAACGGGACGCCTAACGCTTTCAACGGTGCTACAAGGATACCAGCGGGCCCGCCGTAGTCAAGAGCAACAGTCGGACAGTCGCGATTGTCTACTATGCGGGCAATGAGGCCGGGTACCCAGTCGGGGCCGCCTGGCCGATGGTCGATCACTTCAACAACGTCGCCGCCAATACACGCTACGAGCGCTGTTGTTGCCTGATCGGGCGAACAGTCCACGCCTAACGTCAATGTTGCTGTTTGGTCGGGTTCATGGTCGATCATTGAACGCCGGAACATTGGCAGATCAATCGGGGAACCTGTAGCGCCGGTACGGTTCGTGATATTTAAGATGGTCCGGTAGAACTGGTCACGGTTCGCGTCATACGCTGATTGAAGCGCCGCCATTTTTAAGCCTCCAGGGTGCGCTTCTAGCCATGTCTCAGGGTTATCGGGGTCCATTGTGTCGATATCGGCTGTCCATTCCATATGGCACAACCCGCGGCCGGTGTCAGCGCGCGCCGCGGCCCGCCCAGAATCCAGCAGGCCGGCCCACCATGTAGAGGACAGGTCGCCGGCAGCGGAAGTAAGAAAAAGCTGGCCGCCTGTTGTTAACAGCGTCGGCGCTATCGCGGTTTCAAGGTCCGCTCCTCTGTCACTACTGAAGCTAAAGCATTCGTCAACTACTACAAGGTCGGCTTCTGATCCGTGCAAGCTGGAAGGCAACGGACTAAAGAGGCGCATAAATGAACCGTTGCCGGGGATCGTCAAGGCC